GCAAATAGAAATAAAGAAATTGCTGATTATAGAATAGAAATGAAAACATTTAATGATTCTATTATTGAGCAAATTAAAAATTTTGGTAAACCTGTTGAAGAAATAAAAGAAGAAATAACGGAAAAAATAGAAGAATCTGCTCCTATAGTACAGAGTAGATTAAATGAACAAGGTTTACCCACTGGTCAAGTAGAAGAAATAAAGAGACTTAAAAATTTAAGGGACGAAGCTAAACTTTCTAATCCGGGTACTATTTCAGGAGCTAAAAATCTTTTAATGGTAGACAAATATCAAAAACAAATAGACGATATTATTTTAGAAGGCCAAAACGCACTGAAACAACAAAATTTACCTGCACAAAAAGCTGCTTATGAAAGATCTCAAGTAGCTCGTCAAGCACAGGACCAAGTAGTAGATCCCGCATATGGGGATGTATTTAAATTAGGAGATACAGTAGAAGAAACAGTTGTTACTCCCACAGGAGATGAACAAATAACTGAAACTGCTCAACTAACTGAAAGAGTGCCTTTTCAAAGACCGAATTACTATAGCCCTTTTGGAATGGCTTTTCAAAATTTGTCACCTAACCCAGGATTATTTCAAAGTCCTTATAGTTATCAAACACCAACAACTACAATTAATGCAGGAGCACCTGCTAGTTTTGGAATAATGAATCCTCAGAATTTTAATTTTGGTGTACAAAGAGCACCAGACAATATGAGTGCTATTCAACAATTGTTGCGACAAAGAGCATTAAGGCAGCAAAGAGCGTTAGCACAAAACCCTACCCCATTTCCTTTTAGGGGTGGGATAATGCGAAACTTTAGAAGATTTTAGTTAAGGAGATGGAAATGAGAAATACTAGAAGAATGAATCGTATGGAAGAACTTGGAAGAGTAGATGCAGAAAAAGCTACTACTCCTATGGGAAGAAGAAATTTAATGGCAGAAAAAAGAAGGATTCGTGGCGAATTAGATGATTCCAGACCTATGATGGCTAAAAAAGGAGGTATGATAAAAAAGAAAAAACAAACTAAAAAAGATAAGATGGATGAATCTTTGGGTATGCGTAGAGGTAAAGAATCTACTAAAAAACAATCTTATAAAGATCGTAGAGATGAGTCTAAAGGAGCTAAAAAAGTTAAAAAAATTAAAAAAACTAAACCAGCTTCTACTACTAAAATGGGTAAAGTAAAAACTAATTCTCGTCCTTCTGGTATTGCTAAAAAAGGATTAGGTTTGTTAGGAAAAAAGAAGTAATGCGTCCTTCAAGAGGGATGGGTGCAGTAAGAAAAAATGTATTACGTAAATTGGCTGGGGGCGGTTCTACCTCCATGCCTAAAGGTGTGCGTAAAAAACGTAGGGATAATACGGATTTTATGCAATATAAAAGTGGGGGTAGTGTAAACAAAGCTAAAAACTATACTAAGCCTGGTTTACGTAAAAGATTATTTAATCAAGTAAAAGCAGCATCTACTCATGGAACAGGAGCTGGAAAATGGTCGGCAAGAAAAGCTCAATTGTTAGCTAAAAAATATAAAGCAGCAGGAGGAGGTTATAGATCGTAATGGCTAAAGATCCTAAAGTTGGTACAGGTAAGAAACCTAAAGGGTCAGGAAGAAGATTATATACTGATGAAAATCCTAAAGATACTGTGGGCATTAAGTTTAAAACTATGGAAGATGCTTATAATACAGTTAAAAAAGTGAAAAAGATAAATAAACCTTTCGCACGTAAGATACAAATATTAACTGTAGCAGAACAAAGAGCAAAAGTAATGGGTAAGAATAGAATAGCTTCGGTGTTTAAAAAAGGTAAACAAGATTTGAGAGAAAGTAGGAAAGCATAATGGCTTTAGCAAAATCGCAAAAATCTTTAAAAGATTGGGGTAAGCAGAAATGGAGAACAAAGTCGGGCAAAAAAAGTTCGGAGACAGGAGAACGATATCTCCCAACAAAAGCAATCAAGGCGTTAAGCCCAGCAGAGTATGCAGCCACATCGAAGGCAAAGCGGGTAGGGACGAAAAAAGGAAAACAATTTGTTAAGCAACCAAAGACTATAGCGAAAAAAACAGCGAGGTATAGACGTGGCTAAAAATTGGATTCAGAAAGCAATTAAAAAACCAGGGGCTTTGCGTAAGACGTTAAAGGTACCAGCAGGTAAAAAAATACCTGCAAAATTATTAAATAAAGCAGCTAAAAAACCAGGTGTAACAGGACAAAGAGCTAGATTAGCTAAAACATTGAAAGGTTTAAAGAAAAAATAATTATGTCTTATTCTACTAATACAAATACTTTTAATCCTGATCTAAACGAAATTTTTGAAGAAGCGTTTGAACGCTGCGGTATGGAATTACGTACAGGTTACGAATTTAGAACTGCACGTAGAAGTCTTAATTTTCTTTTGACTGAATGGGCAAATAGAGGAATAAATTTATGGACGATAGAAGAAGGGTCTATAAATTTAGTTCAAGGCACATCTACTTATGATCTTCCAGTTGATACAGTAGATTTAGTAGAACAAGTCATTAGAACTAATTCTGGATCAACTGCTAATCAAAGTGATTTAAATATAACAAGAATTAGTGTATCAACTTATTCTACAATACCAAATAAATTAACTCAAGCAAGACCAATTCAAGTTTGGATAAATCGACAAAGTGGCCAAAGAAGTGGTTCTTCTTCTGCGACTATTGCTTTCCCACAAATAAATGTATGGCCTACACCCGATCAAGGTACCGCAGATAATCCGTATTATGTTTTTTATTATTGGAGAATGAGACAAATATTTGATGCAGGTAACGGTATTAATGTTATTGACATACCATTTAGATTTTTAAATTGTATGGTAGCGGGTTTGGCTTATATGTTGTCACTTAAACTTCCTAACGCAGATCCTACTCGTGTAGCAGGATTAAAAGCCATGTATGACGAAGCATGGATGTTAGCAGCAGATGAGGATCGGGAAAAAGCACCTATTCGTTTTGTTCCTAGGGAGATGTATATAAATGGGTAATCCTTTTGCTAGTGCTAAAAATAGTATTGCTGAGTGTGATCGGTGCGGTTTTCAATATAAATTGACGGTTTTAAAAAAATTAACCATAAAAGCCACTCAAGTAAATATTAAAGTGTGCCCTGCATGTTGGGATCCAGATCAACCACAGTTGTTGTTGGGAATGTATCCAATAGATGATCCACAAGCAGTTAGAGATCCTAGGGTTGACAATACACATTTACAGGCTGGAAGAACGGGATTACAACTAGAAAGCGGATCTACAACAGCTTTAAATTCAGATGGGTTTCCATCAGGGGGTAGTAGAGTTTTTCAATGGGGATGGTACCCTGTGGGCGGTGCTAGAAGTTTTGATTCGGTATTAACACCGAACTTTTTAATTTCAACACCACAAATAGGAACTGTTACAATTACGATAAGTTAAGGGGGTAGTATGGATAAAATGCCTATGGTAAAAAAAGACGGCAAAATGGTTCCTGCTTTTGCTGTTGATGGTAAAGGCAAGATGAAAAAAGGTGGCGTAGTAAAAGCTGCTAAAAAAAGTAACTTAAACCAATTAATGAAAAAACACGGAAGAGGTATGGCTAAAGTTATAAATCAACGTGGTTCCTCAAGGAGAAGATAATGGCTAAATTTTCTAAAATTATGATGGGTAAAGAAGTAGGTGATGCTTCTGTTTATGCTGAACCTCATACTATGGACGGTAAAAAATACGTGGCTAAAAAAATGAAAGATCCTAATCTTTTATCTGCCAATGAAATGACAAACCGCACAGCAATACCAAGAGTATCTATGGGTGATCCTGGTGCTGATAATACTAAGACAACTGGGATTAAAGTTCGTGGTACAGGTGCTGCAACTAAAGGACTAATGGCTCGTGGGCCAATGGGGTAAATTGTGACTTACGCAGAATTATTACAACAAATTCAAGATTATACAGAGAATACTGAAACTTCTTTTGTTAACAATATTCCTAATTTTGTAGAAGATGCAGAATTAGGGATTTACAATTCAATTCAGATTCCTAATTTAAGAAAAAATGTAACAGGTGTAACGAGTCAAGGTCAAAAGTATCAAAGTTGTCCTATTGATTTTTTATCTACATATTCTTATGCGGTAGTGGACACTTCTGGTAATTATGAATTTTTATTGAATAAAGATGTTAATTATTTAAGACAGGCATATCCTAACCCTAATGATGAAGGGATACCAAAACATTATGCATTGTTTGGTCCTGCTGCTCCTGGTGGGGTGATATCTGATGAATTAACTTTTATGTATGGACCTACACCAGATGCGTCTTATACAGTTGAGCTTCATTACAATCATAGACCAGAGACTATTGTAACTGCTGGTACTACATGGTTAAGTGACAATATGGGAGATGTTTTGCTATATGGTTCATTAATAGAGGCTGCTGTGTATATGAAAAGTGAGCCAGATATGATGCAAAAATATCAAGAAGGATATGCTGCTGGTATGGCTCAATTAAATAGATTATGTACAGGTCTTGAGCGTGGCGATACGTATCGAGATGGTCAGGCAAAAATAGAGGTTAATCCATAATGGCTATAGTACAAGGACTAACGAATAGCTTTAAGTCTGATATTTTACAGGCGGGGCAGAATATTATTACAGAGACTTTGTATATCGCATTGTATACAGCAAATGCAGATATTGGGCCTGACACTACTGTTTATGTGACTGCTGGTGAAGTTGTTGGTACAGGATATACGGCTGCTGGAAATGTTCTTACTGGTGCAAGTATAGCCACATTAAATAATATTGTTTATGTTAATTTTAATAGTCCTCAATGGACATCTGCAACATTTACAGTAAGGGGTGCTCTTATTTATAATAGTAGCCAAAGCAATAAGTCTGTAGCGGTGTTGAATTTTGGATCCGATAAAACGGTATCTAATCAGACTTTTACAATAACTATGCCGACCAACTCATCAACATCGGCATTAATCAGACTACCACAGGGGTAAGAAATGGGTATAGAAAATTCAAGATCAAGTGAAATAGTTTCATGCAGTATGACAAAAGGATCAGGCAATACTGAAAAGTTAGTTGCTGCTGGTTACTTTAATGTGATCTGTTATAAAGAGAACGGAGATATTAAATGGGAAGGTAAGCATCCTAATCTCGTTGTTAATACTGGACTTCAAAGTATGAATACCAACCATTTTAAGGGAAGTAGTTATACAGCTTCTTTTTTTCGACGGGATCGTGACTGGGAAAC